CTAAATGACTAATTTTTTCCAGTCAAGCCCGCGATCATCCCTGTACTGTTCACTCATTGCATCTGTGCTGTGACCTAAAAGTGTTTTAACATCGACTCCCTGTTCTTTATAAAGGCGTGAAGACAGTGAGCGTTGTTCATGGAAGGAGGCTGGAGTGGTACCTTTTGGCCAGTTGATTTTGGCCTCGTTCCTTGCCTCCATAAACATACGCGTAATAGTTCCCTCAGTAACAGGATCTCCGGCATCGATGGTTGAGTGCTTTCTGACGTGGTGAAGCAGATAAGGGCTGATGACACGATCCCTGCATCGCGCGATTACTTCAGAAAGAGATAAGCCTATCGCTTCGCAGCGTAGTGTTAATGGTAAAGCAATTTTTGCACCGGTCTTATTTTGTATTATGTGTAGGTACCCATCCCAAACATCTGAAAATTTAAGATCGACTAGATCACCGCGACGCTGGCCAGTTAATAAGGCAAGTAGCATAGAGTTTTGTAAGCAAGGGGCATATTTTTCAGCCGACTTATATATTAAGTTCCATTGCTCCAGCGTCATTCGGCTGCGCTGAACTTTAGCAATTGGGTTTTTAACGGCGAGGGCAGGGTTATAACCTGGCGGCACCTCCCCCGCATGCTGAGCTTCCTTAAATATGTCTATTAAAACCGCTCTCATTAATTGTCCCATGCGAGCTTTTCCGCTCGATTTATATTCATCAATGATTGTTGCTATGATTTTTGTGTCAACGTCGACCAGACGTAAATGTGATGCTCTCTTTTCAAAGATTAATGCGCATGATTTTCGACTTTTTAGGGTGCTGCTAGATAGTTCTTTATTGTCGACTCGTTCCTGTTGGATTTCGTTATATCGTTTGATCCAGCTATTAACTCTAATTCCCGGTTCTTTCTTTGTGTTTGCTTTTATTGCCATATCAATAAGCGCGTAGGACTGCTGCGTTTCTTGTTCAGCTATAATCCTGTTCATTTCCATTGCTGCGGCCTTCGCGGCGTCAGCATCCAGCCCGAACCCGACGAAAACGCCAGTGACTGGATGTCTGTACTGCCAGTAGATTTTTGAGGTTCTTTTATCTAACTTGCAGTACAGGTTAGGTATATCAATATTGTGTTTTCTGGGACGGGCAGCCATTGAGAGCTTTCTCCACTAACTGGCGGGCCTGATCTGAAATACCTGAAGTTATCTCAACCCTGCCTACCAAACCTATAAACCGAGCATCTTCGTCCACAACCCACCGGCGGCCCTGCTTTATTGCTGGTGGGTAGGTTTGCCTGGTCTTAGCGATCTTATGCAGTGCCGCGCGACTGATCGGCTCTTTAAAACCGTTAGGGCCAGATGCCCATTCATTGATAGCAACAAGCTGTCCCATTGTTACCTCTCCACTTTACCGGCTGCACCCGGTCACTCTTTAAAAATACAGGTCCCGCAACCATTGCGGGCCCAGTCAAAACAAAGACCACAGTAATCTACTTTTTTGGTCGCTTCCTCTCCTTGCATGCCTGCGCACTGCTAAAGACGTCATCACGCATAATTCGCCACATTTGCAGTAACCCTTCGCGCACGTTCGGAATGTCACAATATTCACGAAATGCGCGTTCCATTGTTTCAAGAGAAGGCTCACCTTTCTTCGCACCATCGAGCACATTGACCAGTGCCGCCTTCTCAGCCACGAGAGTGTTACGAATGTTCAACGACTCGCCTAATGCCACCTGAGTTACATCCAAACGTGATGCCAACTCAGTGACGAGCTCCCCAGAGGCTTTCGGAAGGTAACGTGCTGCATGATGTGCAGCTCCAATAAGCTGTTTCGTTGTTAATCGGGCCGATGCTTTATCTGTTAAATCTAGTTTATGTAATTTCTTATTCACGCTTGTTCTCCGTTATTACGCGCTGCACCGCGCCTGAATTTTGGTTGAGCGAATCCCTCGCCGGAGGCGATGATTTATTTAACTTCGCTTCACTAAATGCCCCTTTCCGGGGCATTTAAGGCAACGTAATTAAGCGCTGAACGTACCGATAAAGGTTTCAACCTGGCTGTCTTTGAACTTCCCGACCAGCAGATCACGGAATTCGGCGGCCATTTCTTCCTGTTGGGCTTCCAGCTGCACGATGCGAAGCACCAGAATCGGACGGTCGCCGCCGAGGATGCTCAGGCGCAGCTTAAAGCGACGTTCGGCCAGGCCTTCAAACGGCACACACTTAAATTCGAAAGCCACCGGCATGATGTCCTGTGTTTTCGCTTCAACGCTTTCCATCAGCGAACGCTTACCGCTGAAATCGTTATCTTCAAAATCAGCTTTCTGAATGGATTCGATAGTGATTTTACGAACTGCCGCCGCCGATTTTTTGGCGTCGATCACCTGCCCGTCAGAATCAAAGCCGGTCAGGTATTCGGACCAGTCTTCGAGCCATTCAGCCAGTTCTTTCTGACTGTGACGATCACCGTTAATGTCGAGCAGAGCGGAGAACGGCGCTGTTTTCTTCAGGATCAGGCGCGCGGTGTTATCGGCGTGTCCCGGATTGGCCAGCGTGCCCAGGTTGAAAACAGCGATCGCGAGCATGTCGTCGGCATTAATAAAGCAGCGGGTACCTTCAGCAGCGTAACCAGTTGAATAGGTAACGAAATCTTCGATGCTGCTGGTCTGCATTTTGCCGCGAAAACGGAAACGCTCCAGGGAAAGGTGCTCAAGGGTTTGAACGTTCACACCCGCAGGTACCGCCGCAGCCGGGCAGTCAGCGCCAGCCAGTTTTTGTTCAAGCAACTGGAACAGTGTCATCTCGCGAATTTTTTCGATAGCCGATGCATCTAAAGAATGGGACATGGTTTTTCCTTAAGAAAAATTGATGAATTGATTACTGCTGGGCGCGCAGTTTCGCGTCGGCGTCACCAGCGAGGGTGAACAACTGGCCCTGATCTTCCTGAAGGATGGTCAGCTTGCCGCCACGGTTCACGTACATGGGGGTTTCGGTGGTGTCCTCTTCCGAGGATTTGCCACGCGGGGTAGGGCGCACATAGGAAAGCTTGTGCTTGATGTTTACTCGCTTCTCTTCGACCGAGTTGCTCATGCGGTCAATTTCAAACGTCAGGGTTACTTTTCCCTTCTGCCCGTTGTTCAGGACGCCAAAAGCTACTTCACTCAGCGCGGCGGCGATTTTGTTCTCGAACACCCCGCCATCCAGCTCGCCCAGAAAATCCGGGACTTTGGTTAAACGTTCATTACTCATCGGTTTTACCCTCAGAAAGGCGGCTGCCACCGCCGGTTAGTTTCTCCACACAACACAAAAGAGCACCTGCGGCTGCAACCGCCCGGATGGATTGGGGAATGAGCCCGTCACCCGGTGATGCTCTTGTGTGTTGCGTAAAAAAGTGCGGCGCCCTCGCGGAAAATAAAAAAGGCTCAGACGCCGCCAACTACTGCCTACTACCACGCTTGCTGTTTTTACCGTTTCGACTGTGAAGTACCTTTGCCAACCGGAACAGAACTAGGACTTTTGGTATTTCCCAAACACAAGGATTTAATTAATCTGTTAACTCGCTGTTAACATAAGGACTTAACATGTCAAAAACGGACGATATTCCGGTCTTTCCTGTTACTGGTTGGCAAGCTAAGCCGTTGCCTGGCTACGATGCGCTTGCTATGAAATTCGAGTTCATACCTTCACTTTTGCAACCAATTGAATCACCGAGGGAAACGCAATTCTTCGCTCTTACTCCGGAAATGGCCGAGAGCCTGATTTCTGAGCTACAAAAGCATATTGATAGTTTGAGAAAGCCCAATGTCGGTAGTCCGTTTAAGAGCAGGCACTGACAGATAATGGCTTTGTTAACTCACTCTCCCCAAAGCGCCTGAAGTTAATGGCGCTTTGTCTTTTTGAACCCATATGTAAATTCCCAACGTTCCGCGAATCATCCGGTCATTCATACGCCACCGGCGGCTACTTCGTGGGCGTCCTGTCTGTTCGCTGTTGCTTGTAGGTACATTATGTACCTTTAGGGTACATTGTCAAGCGTAAAAAAACCCGCTTTCGCGGGTTAATCGTAAAATTTATTTTTTCTGAAGGTATCTTCGAGGCTTACCTGAGAAGATGACCGTTCCTATTATCGAGCAGTTTCCGTCGATTTTAATATAGGGCTCAGGCCAATTTTGATTCAATGCTTTCAGATACTTACTACAACCATCCTCAATCAATCTTTTGAAGGTGGTTTCGCCTGAATCGTGCATAAGGGCTATGACATCGTCACCATGGCTTGCTGGGACTTCAGGGTCAACAAAAATCATATCGCCTGGGCGGTACTCATCAATCATAGAGTCGCCTATCACTCGCAAAATATAAGTCATGGGTCCGCACGGTACAGGGCACGGATAAGTTTCAACACTGTTCAAGTCCACCTCAGCAAAGCCAGCTTCTGTCCATGCTCCTGCCTGCACCCAGGAAATAACTGGAACCAATGTTATATTTCTATTAGTGTCTGATACATCAGGATTTTTTGCAACATTAGTGGTTTGATGCTCCTGATCCAACCAGCCTAAAGGCAAATCAAAGCACTTTTCAATATGGCGAGCCATCGTATCGCCAATATTTTTAGACGCACCGTCACCCATAAACCTACTGGTTTGGGTTGGTTCTCTGTCGATCATGGTAGCGAAGTAGCTATTACCCCCGACCCCATCTCGCAGTTTTCTGGCGTTCAACCGCCGTATTTCCTGAATCGTTTTCATCCCAGAATTAAACATTGTGTACCTTACTGGTACAAGTGCCTTGTAGGTTCATGTTATTCGTGTAATATGTACACAGGAGGTACATATCATGAAAGAGTATTGGGACTCTTTATCAAAAGAGCAGCAGTTTGAGTTAGCAAATAACGTCAAGTCTACTCCGGGTTACCTGCGGCTGGTTTTTAATGGCTACAAAAAGGCCGGATTTTCCCTTGCAAAAAAACTTGAGGAGATCACCGCAGGCGCAATTACCAAATCAGATTTGCGGCCTGACATTTACCCAAAACAGTAGGCAGAAACGCAGAGTTAAAACACCACAGTATGAAGGGGTTAACCGTGGGCAAAGAGCACTGGAAAGTAGAGAAACAAACCGATTCGTATGTCGCGGTAGTCAGAAAAATTATCGCGGCATTTCCGGGCGGGTACAAAGAGGCGGCTGAGGTTCTCGACGTTAGCCAGGACGCGATTTTCAATCGGTTACGTGCTGGTGGCGATCAAATTTTCCCGCTTGAGTGGGCGCTGGTACTTCAGCGAGCTGCGGGCGTGACCTGTCTTGCCGATTACATTTCACTTGAAACTGATAACGGCATGCATATTCCTGGCGCGACTGGGGAAGATGCCAACGAAGAGATTGGGATCAAACTGGCGGAGCTGGTGGGGCAACTGGGCGATCTGGTTAATGCGTATCGTCAGTACACCGAGGATGACGTGGTGACGCGCGCTGAATGGAAAAGCCTTAACGAAATCGCTTATCGGTTTCGCGTAACGCTGATGACCTTCCTGAATTTGATATCCCGCGTTTATTGCGAGCCAGAAAAGAGTGACGCCCGCGAGTGTGCAGCTCCGGGCGCCGTGGCGTGTCGTAATCAGTGGAGAACTAACGCATGAACAGTTTAACAACACAGTACCGCCGCTCGCAACTCATTGCGTTGCCTATGCCTGGTGGCCGCGAGCCGGTTCCGTTTTGCTATGCAGTTAATGTACCAGGGGATCGTGAAGTTGTAACCCACGAGTTTGCTGAGTGGGCTGTGGGGGACTGGCAAGAGGAGGCGGCTGCGCAATTATGCACGAACTTAACCGATGGTTCCGCGATCACTACGGCGTGCCCGTCAAAGTTATCCGCTGGGAGCCTGAAACCCAACGCGTTATCTACCTGCGTGAAGACTACGAGCATGGCGAGTGCTTCAGTCCACTCGACCAGTTTAAACGGAAGTTCAGGGAAATAGAGGGCGATCATGAGCACTAAATTAAGCAGCTATGTGTGGGACGGCTGCGCGGCGTCGGGGATGAAATTATCCAGCGTGGCTATCATGGCGCGCCTGGCTGATTTTAGCAGCGACGAGGGCGTGTGCTGGCCTTCGATAGAGACCATTGCGCGCCAGCTCGGAGCCGGGCCAAGCACTGTTCGTACGGCGATCGCCAGACTGGAGAAAGATGGCTGGCTTTCACGCACTCAGCGCCGCCAGGGCAACCGCAACGCCTCAAATATTTACCAGCTTAATGTGGCAAAGCTTCAGGCGGCCGCATTGTCTCACCTGTCAGATTCTGACACGTCAAAATCTGACGCATCAAAAACTGACCCGTCAAAATTTGAGGCATCAGAATCCAGCAAAAACGGTGGTTTTGACCCGTCAGAATCTGGCGGGGATCCGTCAGTAAATTCAAAACATGATCCATCAGATAAAAAACCTTCCTGTCAGGTTGCTGAGCAACCCGACCCTGCAGTGGTAATCACTGACCAGGCTAAACAGGTTTTATCTCACCTGAACAAGACCACCGGATCCCGGTACCAGGTCTGCAAATCATCTCTGGAAAACATCCGTGCCCGACTGGCGGACGGGTTTACACCTGAAGAACTGGTACTGGTGGTGGATTACAGCGTCGAGAAGTGGGGCTCAGATCTGAAAATGGCCGAGTACCTGCGCCCGTCAACGCTCTTCCTGCCAAGCAAGTTCCCGGGCTATCTGCAGTCGGCGAACAAGTGGGATTCCGCCGGACGCCCGGCACGCGATACATGGGGCCAGCGCAGCAAGCTTCCTGATTCAGCGGTGTTCCGTTCGAGTCACCAGGACGTGGCGTACACCATTCCGGAGGGGTTTCGCGGATGAGCATCGCATCGAAAGTTTTGCAGTATGTCATTGAGAGCCCGGGCTGCAATTATCGCGATATTGCCAAAGCCATGCCGGGAACCAACACCAGCACTATCAATCGCTGTCTTGGCCGTTTTTATGAGGAGGGGAAGTTACGCCGGGGTTTTCAGGAATCGATGCTGACTTATTACCCGTCTAACCAAACCCTGGCAGAAACGCTTTCAGAGGAAGACCTCCGGACACTGACCGGGCTGGAAAACCGGGCGCAGCAGTTGGAAGCGCAGGGACTTTATTTCCGCGCCGCATCGGTCTGGCTTAAAGCGTTTGATAGGGCGATTAGTAGTACAGATCGGAATCGTTATGTTTCGCGCCGGGCCTTGTGCCTCAGGCATGCAGGAAATTTCATGACACCGGAAGGGCGGTGCTATCTCGCTGGCCGTTATGTAGGGGAAGAATAATGCCAAATAAATACTGCCGTGAGCTTGCCGAACTGCGTAGCCAGCCGGTGCACGAACTGAAGGAAGTTGGCGATCAGTGGCGTACGCCTGAAAGCATTTTCTGGGGTATCAATGCGATGTTTGGCCCACTGGTGTTGGACCTGTTCAGCGATGGTGAGAACAGCAAATGCGAAGCGTATTACACCGCCGAGGATAACGCACTGACGCAGGACTGGTCCGCGCGCCTTGCAGAGCTTAATGGCGCCGCGTTCGGTAATCCTCCCTACAGCCGAGCCAGCCAGCATGAAGATCAGTACATCACTGGTATGCGTTACATCATGCAGCACGCCAGCGCGATGCGCGAGAAGGGCGGACGTTATGTTTTCCTGATCAAGGCTGCGACCAGTGAGGTGTGGTGGCCGGAGGACGCCGATCACATCGCGTTTATACGCGGGCGTATCGGTTTCGATCTGCCGACGTGGTTTGTACCGAAGGATGAAAAGCAGGTGCCGTCCGGCGCGTTCTTTGCCGGTGCTGTTGCTGTTTTCGATAAGAACTGGCGCGGCCCGGCTATGAGTTATGTCAGCCGCAAGGATCTGGAAGCTCGCGGCGATGCATTCCTGGCGCAGATTCGCCGTGAAGCTGAGCGGCTCGCCGGGCTGTTAGCACCTCAAAAAGAACCGCAAAATATTCCTGGAATTATTCCGGAAGCAGTCGGCCCTGTCGAAGATAACCCGCCATCTTCAGCTGAACCGGAAATCCCACTGACCAAAAAAGACATTATTGAGAAAAACGGATTTAACTTCTGGGCGTGTGCATGTGCCGCGTTCGGCGACAAAGAAGAATACACGTTCTCCGAATCCCGCTTCGCGCATACCTGGGCGGTTGATTCAGTAGCAAATCCTGAATTTATCGTCGTTCCGACGGAAACAGTCGACAAAGCAATGGCTCTGATTAAAGAGAATGCCGATCAGCAGCAGGTTATCGCCTGGCTGGATCAGCAGAGCTTTGAACATGACGGCATCCGTAATGACATGCAGGAACGGCTGTTGATACTGGGATCAGAGGTTATTGCCGAATATGGACTAACGGTTGCGGATGTCACGGCGACCCTGGAATCCATTCCCAGCCATAACTGGCACAATATTCGCTCCCTGCGGATTCGCTTCCGGATACTGATGGAAGCGCGAAAAGCGGAGACATCAGCATGCTGAACTGACAGTGCGGCAACAGGAAGTTTTAGATCTGATTATCGATTACATCGCCGATCACGGGTTCCCGCCAACCATTTATGAGCTGTCTGGCCTGATGGGCTGCCGTTCGCCGAATGCGGCTAACGATCACCTTCGTGCGCTGCAGCGTAAGGGTGCCATCACCATTCATCCGGGCGTTTCCCGGGGTATCACCATCACAGGCCAGAGCGTGGAGGATGAGGCGGTTACACTGGTTCGTTCGCTGCTTAATGGCGATGAGCATGCCAGGGAAAATGCGATCGCCTTTCTCGAATTACGTGGGGTCGAACTATGAAACTGACCCTGCCATTTCCGCCGAGCGTAAACACTTACTGGCGCGCCCCGAACAGGGGGCCGCTGGCTGGCCGCCACCTTATCAGCGCTGCCGGGCGTAAATATCAGAGTGACGCTTGTGCTGCCATCCTCGAACAACTGCGTCGTCTGCCGAAACCGTCCACCACACCCGCGGCAGTCGCAATAATCCTTTTCCCTCCGGATCAACGGCGCCGTGATCTGGATAACTACAACAAAGCGCTGTTTGACGCGCTGACGCATGCGGGCGTCTGGGAGGACGACAGCCAGGTTAAAAAAATGCTGGTGGAGTGGGGGCCAGTGGTACCGAAGGGCAAGGTAAAGATAACTATCACGCCATTCATTCAGGAGATGGATATATGTCCAGCTGTGGGTTGAAAGAAGAGCGATATGGCAGTAATGTCAAAAAATGCAAGCGAAGCGGGCGTGCAGGCCCCTCGCAATACAATCAGTGGAAACAATATGACTAACCAGGCTATGGGCTTTGCTACGCCCAAAGATAGCGTTATTGCTGTATCCGCAAATCAGTCGAACATATCCGTTCCGGCTATCACCTACCGTAACCAACGAGTGATCACCACCGAATATCTGGCGCTTGGCTATGGTACTTCACCGATCAGAATTCAGCAGAATCATATCCGCAACGAGAGTCGATTCATTGAAGGTAAGCACTACTTTCGTGTTACGGGAGACGAGTTAAAATCGTTCCGACTATCTTTTAGCGAGTCGGTTAATAAACATACATCCGTTCTCATTCTGTGGACT